ATTTATTATTCAAGTGATAATATTTGGATTCTTGGTAGACAACAAGATAAAAAAGGTACTGAAATTCAAGGGTATCACTTTATTATTAATGTAGAGAAATCCAGATTTGTTAAAGAAAAGTCTAAGATTCCTATATCTGTAACATGGGAAGGTGGTATTGAATCATATTCTGGCTTATTAGATGTAGCAATAGAAGGTGGATATGTAGTTAAACCTACTATTGGTTGGTACTCTAAGGTTGATAAAACAACTGGAGAGATAGAAGATAAAAAGGTTCGTGTTGCTGAAACACTTAAGGAATCATTTTGGACAGCTATTTTTGCAAAGACAGATTTTAAAGATTTTCTAAAACGTAAATATGAAATAGGCCATGCCGATATGATTAAAGTCTCACACCTAGAAGAAGGTTGGGATGATGAAGATTGAGACATTAATCTTACGTAACTTAATGTTGAATGAGGATTATACTAGAAATGTAATCCCTCATTTAAAAACCATATACTTTGAAGAACCATATAGAGCTGTCTTTAATGAAATTGTTAAATTCGTTAATAAGTTTTCTAAGCTACCAAGTGCTGATGCACTATCAATTGAATTAAGAAATAATACAAAGGTTGGTTCAGATTCTTTAGCTCTTATTCCTGAAATAAGTATTCAAAAGGGAGAGGAAACTGTAGAATGGTTAATAGAACATACAGAAAAATGGTGTCAAGATAGAGCAATTTATTTGGCAATCATGGACTCTATTAATATTATAGAAGGTAAACATAATACTTTAAATAAGAATGCATTACCCGAAGTATTAAGTGAAGCTCTTTCAGTTAGTTTTGATTTAAGAGTTGGGCATGATTATGTAGATGATTCTGATGCTCGTTATGAATTTTATCATAGAGCAGAAGAACACCTCCCATTTGATTTAGAAATGTTTAATAAGATTACCAAAGGTGGTCTTGTTAATAAGTCTCTTAATGTAGCTCTTGCAGGTACAGGCGTAGGTAAGTCTTTATTTATGTGTCATATAGCAGCAGGTGCTTTAACTCAAATGAAAAATGTTCTGTATATAACTATGGAAATGTCTGAAGAACGTATCGCAGAAAGAATTGATGCTAACCTTATGAACGTACCCCTTGACCAATTAGAGAATTTGTCAAAAGACATGTTTGATAAGAAAATGCATAAGCTAACTGATAAGGGTGTAGGCAAATTAATTGTCAAAGAATATCCCACAGGAGCAGCAAGTACTATTCATTTTAGAGCTTTATTAAAAGAGCTTAAGATTAAAAGAGCTTTTATACCTGAATTAATTTGCATAGACTACTTAAATATTTGTGCTTCTTCAAGAATGAAATCTATGGGTGGAGCAATCAACTCATATACTTATGTGAAGGCAATAGCAGAAGAATTGCGTGGCATGGCAGTAGAATATAACTTACCTATTGTTACTGCCACACAAACCACTAGGTCTGGTTTCGCATCATCTGATGTAGGACTAGAAGATACATCTGAATCATTTGGTTTACCAGCAACGGCAGACTTAATGTTTGCTCTTATATCTACAGATGAGTTAGAAGACTTAAACCAAATAATGGTTAAGCAACTTAAGAATAGATATAATGACCCAACAGGTAAAATGAAAAAGTTTGTTATTGGTATTGATAGAGCTAAAATGAGACTATATGATGTAGAAGATACTGCGCAAACATTAAATGTACGGGACGAACCTCCTGTAATAAATAAATATGAGGACTTTAAACATGACTAATTACCAAAACGTAAATTCTATTTCACCACAAGTTTGGGGAAATAGATATAGAGATTTAGCAAAAGAAATATCTACATGGTCTAAGGACCCAAGCACACAGGTTGGTGCAGTAGTTATTGGTAAAGGTGGTCAAGTAATGACTCAAGGTTATAATGGTTTCCCAAGAAGAGTACGTGATACCGAAGAAAGATGGGCTAATAAAGAAAGAAAATATGAGTTAGTTGTTCATGCAGAAATGAATGCTATATATAATGCTTCTCTCACTGGTGTATCTTTAAAAGGTTCTACCTTATATGTTTATGGATTACCTATTTGTAATGAATGTGCTAAGGGTATTATTCAAGTTGGAATTAGAAAGGTCATTGCAACAAGACCTAAAATATATAATTCTGAATGGGATAAATCAAATAAACTTGCTGAAGAACTATTCAGTGAAGCTGAAGTAATGTATTTAATAGATGTAGATGATGAGTAAACTATCAGACAACGCAAAATATAAAGGATATAAGTATAAGAAATTCTGGGATGGATTGCCGGAGGTTGTCCATAGTAAAGACCACCCTCATGACTATGTTGATTTATTTAGAAAATTAAATCCGGTTGACCCTAAGACAGGTCATCCGAAAGAGGAAGATGATGAGTAAGACATTGATACCACACGTAATATATAGAAGAGACCACAATAAAAATATAATCTCTAAAAAAAGATTAAGTCATGGTACGTTTAGATGTAAGCGTCATCCAAACTCAAAAAGGTGTACAAGTGGCCACAGATGATATAAAGGAATGGATATTAACTATAATAATATTACCAATCTTTATACTTGGTTTTGTGGTGTTGTATATTATTATGGTTGCTTCTATTTTAGTAGCAATGTTAATTGATTGGTGGATAGCAATACCATATCAAAGAAGAAATGGAGAAAAAAAATGAAGAAAAAATATTTGATAATTAGTTTCCTTTTAATGATAGGAACACAAGCTTTAGCTAGTAGTGGTGCAGTAGTAACAGACCATTATCAAGAAGTTGTTTATTTAGAACCATACTCAGTTGAAGTATGTGGTGAAGAACAAATCGTAGTTGGTTCTCAAGCTGATGTTGTTAATGGTGCAATTTGGGGAGCAATCTTCGGTGCAGTTATTGGTGATGTCATAGATGATGACGATGGTAGAGTTCCAGGAGCCGTAATTGGTGCATTGATTGGTGCTGAAGAAGGACAAAATCAAGGTACAGTAACTACAACAGCAATGGTGTGTAAGCAAGAAACTCGTCAACAAAAAACTGTTCGTAAAGAATATAAGCATTCAATAATTAAATTTGAATATGAAGGTTTTTATTACGAACTCTCTTTTATAAAAAGATAAATGGCTAAACTTAAACCTAAATTTATACCATTTAGAAAATGGTCATTTGTAGACCAACATGGTAGAGATGATGACCATTGGTATATAAGATTGGAAGGTGGTGAATATCATGGTGTCATTTATAAATATGAAGCTATTAAACTTAATGAGACTACTAAGTCTATAAATTTTGATTATGAAATTGTAGAATATCCAATGGACGACCCTCATGGTAAACCTGAATTTAATAAAGCCGCAGGTGATATATTAAAAAGTGTTTTAGATGATGCTATGGAGAAACAGGACTATGTATTAGGTCCTAAAAAGTAATGAATATAAAAGAAACGCTGACTATATTGTCAGAAGAGTGCGCGGAAGTTATACAAGCAAGCTCAAAATTAATTAGATTTGGTCCATACGATGAAGATAATGTGACTGAATTAGAAAAAGAGCTAGGTGATATAATGGCTATGATACTTATACTTGATTATTATGGCTATGTTTCAACAGAAAAAATCACAGACAATATTATTCCTAAGCTTAAAAAGCTAAAAAAATATAGTAAAATCAGAAATCTGAATAAGATCATTAAGAATTTATAAACTTATAAATAGTTCTATATTTATAATTAACCTAGGGTTTTTTAATGGATTCTTTTAAACAACACATAGACGAGGCACAAGCTCTCAAATTTTATAACTTACTTCCTAAGAAAGTAAGACACGCTATAAACAGATTTGCTCACCAAGATAAGTACAAAGGTGCTTTGGCAATGTACCGTGAATTAAAAAAGAATAAAGATATTAAACAAAGAAAGTTACCTGATAGCCAAATAAAAGGTATTGCTGCTGATTTTTTCAAACTTAGTCGTAGAGAATTTGATAAAATATTAGATAGAAAGACACGATATGAAGCAGAAGAAATGGTTAAACTTAGAAAAGGTAATAAGGAAGTTAAGGTTCCTAAACATAGAGTAGACTTTTATCTTGGGCAACATTATAAAATTGTAGAAGACTTGGACTTATTAGCGACTGGCGATACAACTACCAGTAACGCTAGTCAAGAAAACGAAAGAGTAGAATTAAATGAAGGTATGTCAACAGCAGAATCTACAGCATTAGAAACGGTGTTAGGTGTTTGTTATCAAGCTGCAGCTGCTAAGAAGAGAACAGATAAAGAAGAAATATTAAAAGCTGGTATGGCACTAAAAGAATTTAAAACAGCTTCAAAACGTTGGCAGCAAAAAGGAAAAGACGAGAAAGCTAGACAAAAAGAAATTAATAATTTATTAAAATTTGGTAAAAGTATCTATGATATAGTCGGAGGTGATGGTAGTTTTGAATTTCAAGGTAAGGGAAGCATTACTAAAGATTGGGCAGACTGGTCTAGTAAGGTAAAGAAAGATGGAACACCAAAAAAAGATACATCTAAAACAGATATTGTATTAGGTGGTAAGAGATATTCTGTAAAAAATGCAAATGGTGCTCAATTAATGAGTGGTAAAAAAGGTGAATCTATTGCAACAGCAGCTGCTGCAGCAAATGTAACTAACATGACTGATAAAGCTTTAAATAAAATAAAAGAGTCTATGCAGAAATTAGAAGAAACAACAACAAAAGGTTATTATGCATCCCTTGATAATTTAAAAATATTAAAAGATCAAGGAGCACCTAATCAAACATTATTTGATTTTGCCACTAAAGAAAAAGCTAAGTATGAAAAAGCTATGGCAAAGGTTACTGATGATACACCAAAAAAAGATTATCCAAAAAAACCAACTGCAGCTATTTTAGATATTGCAAATAATCCACAAAATGCTGCAAAAGCTAAAACTACTATAAGTGGAATTAATGCAAGCTTTCTTAAAGATATGGAAGGAGTATTTCAAACTAATCAAGATGATGTTAAAAAATTCTTACAAGCAGCATTTGATAAAACTGCTGGTTATAAAAAAGAATTTGTATTTGAAGCTGCAACAGGTAATCAAAAATTTGGAAACGTTGTTCAACGAGCTGACTATATGTTGTGTTGGAAACCACATAACAATATAGAAAAATTTAAAATTAGTACTTATCCTTGTAAAAAGTCAAGTGATAAAATTATTGGAGTGTATGAAGACCAAGTAGACTTACAAGTTAATTGGAAATCAGGCTCTTCAGCTGGTCATTTAGGATATAATGCTTATCAAAATGTACGATTAAGTTTACAAGATACTGCTAACGAGATGGAAGATGCTGTTAATGAACAGAATAAAAACTTTAATACATATACTCAATTATTGACTGAGGGTTATATAAGTGAAGGTGCATTCTGGGATAAGGTTAAAGAGATTAGTAATAAGTTTGTAGATAAAGCTAAAGCCTTATGGAATCGCTTTATAATGTTTTTTAAAGTAGCTATCAAAAAAATTACAGATGCTGCTAATGCTGGAATTGAATCATTAGGTAATGTAGTCGGATTGGAAATGTCTGTTATTGATAATATATTAAATAAATCTACTTTTATAATAAAACTATGAATCTAAAGCAACACATACAAGAAGCGAAAAACACTCACATGGTGCATATCGAAGATATGGTCATAGATGGTGGAGTGGATGGAGCACGTGCCGCAATATTTGCTTTAAGAGATTTAAGAGATATGTTGGCTGGTCATGATAATGCATCTAAACAAGTTACTGTTAAATGGGATGGAGCACCTGCAGTATTTGCTGGTATTGACCCATCTGATGGTAAATTTTTTGTTGCTAAAAAAGGAATATTTAATAAGAATCCTAAGGTATATAAGAGCGTTAAAGATGTTAAAGCCGATACCTCTGGAGATTTAGCAGCTAAACTCACAGTAGCTTTTCAAGAATTAAGTAAACTTGGTATTAAAAAAGGAGTCTACCAAGGTGATATAATGTTCACTAAAAAAGACTTAAAAAATCAAACAATTGACGGGCAGAAGTATGTAACCTTCCACCCAAACACTATAGTATATGCAGTACCCGTTGGAGCAGCTAAAGAAATTAAAGCAGCAAAGATTGGTGTAGTGTGGCATACTTATTATCAAGGCTCGACCTTCGAATCAATGAATGCTTCCTTTGGAGTATCTGTTGCTGCGTTTAAGAAAGTTCGAACTGTTTGGCAAAAATCAGCCAACTTTCCAGACATTTCTGGTCTAGCCACATTAACTAAAAAGGAAACAGATGAAATCACTACACACATCTCAAACGCGGGAAAGCTCTTTCAAAAGATCGCCTCTAGTACGCTTAATGACGTGGCTACAAATACGGATATTAATTTATTTATTAATACCTTTAGAAACACGAAGGTTAGAGCGCAAAGTGAAATTAGTAACACGTCGGCACACGCCGAAGAATTAATTAATTGGATTCATGACAGATTTGATACTGAAATAGAAAGATTAAAGTCAGATGCTGGTAAAGCTAAGAAGGAAGCTGCAAAGATAGCCGCACTCGAATGGTTCAATGATGACAATAAAAAGAACTTAATTACCATGTTTGACATGCAAAATGAGCTGGTTGCAGCCAAGAAAAAGCTATTAACACACTTGGATAGCATGGATAGTATAAATACATTTATTAAGACCAAAGACGGGTTTAGGGTAACGGGTGCCGAAGGATATGTTGCTATTGACCATTTAACTAATGGTGCCGTCAAAATTGTTGATCGAATGGAATTCAGTTATAACAATTTTAGCAAAAACATAATCAAAGGCTGGGAGGCTCAATCAAAATGAAGACATTAAAAACACATATAAACGAAGCAAGGCCAAAAGATAATCATAGATGGAATGCTCATGATGAGCTAGCAACTATGAATTTCATTTATAAAGACTTTAAAAAACAATTGGGTAGAGACCCAGGCAAACCATATATGGATGACGATGCATTAGTAGTAGGTGATGAGACTGTATTAACTGTTAAAGATAATACATCAATTGCAGATATGAAAGCAGCAGTCGCAGCATGGATTGGAAAAAATGTTAAGCCTGAAAAGGGTGAAGCTAAAGTTGGTAGATTTAATGTTAAATTACCTGATGAATTAGCTGGAGTACTTGGTAATAAAGCTACTAAACTTGAAAACCCGCGTGCAATTATTAAAACAGATGTTGATAGCGCAAAAGAAATTCAAAAAGCTGTTAAGGGTCTAATGAAGCGGGGACCCGAAGGTAAAGGTGTTAAGTTCCGTATGATGAAACGTAAAGACCATGTTGCAGTATACCTTGACTTTGATGATGGCAAAATAATGCAAGATGCACTTAAAAAAATAGCGGGGATAAAATAATGCCAGTAAATGTAACAGCCGCATTGAGAGATATGCGAGAAGCACAAGAATTAAAAGAAAAATGGAATGAAAATCTTTCAAAAGCAGGTTTAGCAGAATATCGTATAGCATATAAGACACTTTCTAAATCTGGAATTAAACCAAAATATCTAAAAGAAATGGAAAAATTCTATGATGATTTAGTAATTGGTGGTATGTATACTTCTCGTAGTGCTGAAGAAGCAGGAATTCGAAAAATAGACGGTAAAACTAAATATACAAATCAGAATTGGTAATGACATTAAGAACCTTTAAAGAACATTTAATTAAAGAGGCCGCTGCAAAGACGGTCACGGTAAACTTTGGCCGATTTAATCCTCCCACTATCGGTCATGAAAAACTACTAGATATTAGTATGTCTAAAGGTACGGGTGACCATAGAGTATATGCAAGTCAAACCGCAGGTAATAAAAAGAATCCCTTAGATTGGAAGACTAAAATTAAATACATGCGTAAGGTATTTCCTAAGCATGCAAGACATATCCTTATGGATAAAAAGGTTAAGACAATTTGGGATGTAGCAGTTACAGCTTACAATGATGGATATACAGAATTTGAATTAGTTGTTGGTGATGATAGACACCAAGAATTTGTTAAACTTTTAGATGATTTTAATGGTATTAAAGCTAGACATGGCTTTTATGAATTTGATGTAATAGATGTTATAAATGCCGGTATGAGAGACCCAGACGCTGAAGGTGCTGAAGGTATGTCAGCCTCTAAGATGAGAGTAGCTGCTGAAGATAATGACTTAGTTAAATTTGCTAGTGGTCTACCAAAAAGATTTAAAGATGCCAAAGGACTTATGAAAGCAGTTCAAGCTGGTATGGGTATAAAGGAATCAGAATTTTATAGACAAGATATAAAATTAAGTCCAGTCTCAATGCTTAGAGATAAGTATGTGGCTGGTAATTTATTTAATGTGAATGATGACGTAGTAACACTTGATGGTGTTGAAGGTACAATTAATAAGCTAGGTAGTAATCATGTTGAGATAAAACTAAAAGAATCAGATAGATTTAAAAACTTTTGGCTCTCAGATGTATGTTTAAATAATTAGGAGATATTATGAATAAAGCGAAAAAAAAGTCAAGTCGTCTTAAAGATTTTATGAAACAATTAAAAGAAGAGTTATTCCCAAAAAAATAACCATAAATAATATTATGGAACTAACAAAGAATAACTTCGAGTTATATGCTGCAAAGCATTACCAAAGAGATAAATGGGCAACAACCGAGGATTTTAAAGAAGATATATCAAGGTTTAAATATATTAATCGGTTAGTGAATAGATATTATCGTGATGATGATTTAAAAGAACGATTGATATTAAACCATATTATTATTTTAGGTAATGTATTAGGACCAGATGTGTGTGCAGAAATATTAATGTCTAAGACAGACTTAACTCTACAGAGCATCGTTAAAACCTTCTTGGTATATTTAAATTATTTACCAGAGGATAGTTATGTTGAAGTTCCATTAGACTCAACTGTTATAGATGTATTAAGGAAATTATAAATGAACGAATATTTAAAAGAAGGTGCTGTAGATTTATTCATGACGTTTAAGTTTATTAAACTACTCACTACCCCTTGGAAAAAAACTGATGCTTTCAAAGCAGGTGTCATTGATGAGAAGGGTAATATATTAGTTAAAAGCAAAAGCTTTACTAATGTTCAAAAACCAACATATACTCATTGGCATAGATTAGTTTTTAATATAAAAAGAATCTTAGAGAAAGTACCATTTGGCAAAGGTATGATAAAATCATATGCAGCTGCTCTTTTTTTATTAAGAGAAGAAACTGATATGGCTGAAGAAGATATTTTAAAAGTGTTGGAAGACTTAGGTTATGATACATCGCTTGACCTTAATGAGGAAATTAAAAATATTAATATTGGTCAACACATACTAAATCATGATATTTTAGAAAGTACTAAAGGAACTATTGTGAATTTAGATTCTATAGAGCCTGTAAATTATTTTGCAGGTGTTCCTATATATAAAACAAGAGAAAACATTCTTATATCTGCTGGAAATATACTGTAACATAATTTAATTGGAGTGACATGACGTCTATCTTTGTAACCAAGCGTAGTGGTGAAACTGAGCCATTCAATATTAATAAAATTCACCGCGTTCTTGAATGGGCTTGTCAAGATTTAGTTGGTGTCTCTGTTTCTGAAATAGAACTTAGAGCCAATGTTCAATTATATGAGAAAATGAAGTCTACAAGTATTCATGACCTTCTTATAAAATCCACAGCCGAACTCATAACTGAGACAACTCCTAACTATCAATTTGTAGCAGCAAGGCTTATTAATTATAAGCTTAAGAAATTAGTATATGGTAATAAAGACCCTTGGTCTCTTATAGATATTATAAATCATAATATTGATGCTGGCGTATATGACCTAGATATTTTAAATAAGTATTCAGAATCTGAAATAGATTATATAAACAATTATATAGTTAACCATTCTAGAGATGATGACTTCACATATGCTGGTATGGAACAAATGAGATCTAAGTATCTTGTACAGAACCGAACGGACGGGACCATATACGAAACGCCTCAAGTATTATATATTATGATTGCTATGACATTATTTGCTAGGTATAATGGAAGGCGTATGAAATTTATAAGAGAATTTTATAATGCTGTAAGTCAATTCTATATATCTCTCCCAACCCCAATCATGGCTGGTTGTAGAACTCCCACTAGACAATTTTCTTCATGCGTAGTATTAGAATCTAACGATTCTTTAGATTCAATCAATGCTACATCAACATCCATTGTTAAATATATTTCAAAGAAAGCTGGTTTAGGTATTAATGCTGGTAAAATTAGAGCAGTAGGTGCTCATATTGGTGATGGTTCTGTTGTACATACTGGACTTATACCATTCTTAAAATATTTTCAATCTGCAGTAAAAAGTTGTAGTCAAGGTGGAGTACGTGGAGGTGCTGCAACAGTCTATTTACCTGTATGGCATTATGAATTTGAAGACTTAGTAGTCCTTAAAAATAATAGAGGTACTGAAGAAACCCGTGTACGTAATATGGATTATGCATTCCAATTTAATAAGCTTATGTATGAGAGATTATTAACTGGTGGTAAGATAACATTCTTTAGTCCTGACGATGTCCCTGGATTATATGATGCATTCTTTGAAGACCAAGATAAGTTCCAAGAGTTATATGAAAAATACGAAAGAGCATATTCAATTAGAAAAAAATCTTTACCAGCCTTAGAAGTATTCTCTCAATTCTTACAAGAACGTAAAGAAACTGGTCGAATATATCTACAAAATGTTGACCATGCAAATACACATGGTGCATTTATAGAGAAGCAAGCGCCGATTCACCAAAGTAATTTATGTTGCGAAATAGATTTACCTTCACATGGATTAGAATCGTATGATGACACGAATAAGGGTGAAATATCTTTATGTACATTAAGTGCAATTAACTGGGGATTAATAAATGACCCATCTCAATTTAAACATTATTGTGAGTTGGCTGTACGTGCTTTAGATGCTTTATTAGATTATCAAAACTATCCAGTCATAGCAGCACAAAGGTCAACGATGAATAGGAGACCTTTAGGTGTTGGTATAATTAATCTTGCATATTTCCTAGCTAAAAGAGGTCTTAAATATAATGATGAAGCATTAGAAACTGTTGATGAATATGCAGAAGCTTGGTCATATTATCTAATTAAAGCTTCTGCAGATTTGGCTCAAGAGCAAGGATGTTGCTATAAAAACATGGAAACCAAATACGGACACGGGATACTGCCGATAGACACCTATAAAAAAGAGGTGGATGAACTAATTAAGCATAAAGAAAGAATGCCTTGGAAGCAGTTGAGAGTGCAGCTTAAGAAAAAAGGTATCAGAAACTCCACTCTAATGGCCATCATGCCAGCCGAAACCTCAGCTCAAATAAGTAATTCAACTAATGGTATAGAACCACCAAGGGCTCTTGTATCATATAAACAATCAAAAGACGGTATAATGGCACAAGTTGTTCCTAATATGTGGAACCTTAAAAATAAATATGATTTGCTATGGGACCAAAATGGACCAGAAGGTTACCTTAAAATCATGGCGGTACTCCAAAAATATGTTGACCAAGGTATATCTGTTAATACCAGTTATAATCCAGCTCAATATGAAGATAATAAAATACCAATGTCTATTATGTTAAAAGACTTAATTACCTTTTATAAATATGGAGGTAAGCAACTATATTATTTTAATACAAATGACATGGCAGGAGAGGAGGAAGACTGTGATTCATGTAAAATATAATGAGAATACTAGGTATAAGTGAAGGCTCACATGATGCGTGTTGGGCATTAATTGAGAATGGTAGAATATTAGAAGCACATCATGCAGAAAGACATTCACGTATTAAAAATGACAAATGGTTAAACCCTGATTTATTACCTGAAGCTGATGTCATAGTAGGACATCAATTTCTTGATAAAGTAAATGAACGCCGTAAATGGGCTGGTCAAAAACCAATGAAAAGAAACATCATTCCTGATGTTGAATATAATCACCACGAAACACATGCTTGGGCCGGTTGGGCTACTGCACCGTTTGACGATTGTGATATATTAACTATGGATGCAGTTGGAGAATGGGATACGTCTACAGTTCATGAAGTACGTAATGGTAATTGGAAAAAAACATTTGGAATGAAATTCCCTAAGTCTTATGGTATGCCATATTCTCATGTAACAAGTTTATTAGGTTATAAGCCTATGCAAGATGAATATATTACTATGGCAATGGCAGCGTATGGTGCTCGATATGATATTCCAAAAGTTGAAGTTCCTGGTGGTAGACCACCACCCGATAATAAATTTGTATTACAAAAATTTCATAGACATAATTTATCTCCATTATTTCAAGGAAGTTGTGATTCTGGTACTCATTATATATTTCAACCACGTTATCAAAAAGATCATGTAAAAGACCATAAAGGTTCTAAACAAGAAAAAAGAAATTTAGCAAGAAATATACAAGAACATTATGAATTTTATTTTTTAATGTTAATAGAGAAATATTGTCATCATAAAAATTTAATTATTATGGGTGGTTGTGCTTTAAATTGTGTTGCTAATACTAAAGTTGAAGGAAAGAATATTTGGATAATGCCAAATCCAGGAGATGGTGGTTCAGCTCTTGGCGCCGCTGCAAGACATTATGGAAAAAAATTAAAATGGAAAGGACCATACCTTGGAACTGAAGTACCAAGAATGGACCCACAAAAAATAGTAGATGAATTATTAAATACTGGTATTGCTGCAGTATGTTCTGGCCGAGCAGAGTTTGGGCCAAGAGCATTAGGTAATAGGTCTTTACTTGCAGACCCAAAAGGTGGGCGACGTTTCCCACATCCACATATAACTAAAGATACAATTGATAGATTAAAAAATAGACAATCATGGAGACCATTTTCTCCAGCAATTTTAGCAGAACATTATGATGAATATTTTATGGGTACTCAAAATAAATATATGCAATTTGTATCTCAACATAAACAAAATGGATTTACTCTTGTTACACATATAGATAATAGTGCTAGAGTACAAATAGTTACAAAAGATTGCTCTTCTATATTGCGTGAAGTTTTAGAATTATGGAATAAAAAAACAGGTTGTCCTATGTTACTTAATACTTCTTTAAATGTTGCAGGTGAACCAATAGTTAATACAATGGATGACTATAGAAATTTTATTAAATGGAGTAGTTTAAATGATATTAGCTAATGGTTGTTCTCATACTCATGGTACTGACCATGCTATTCAATTTAAATATAAAGATAAGTTATGGCCTAATATAGCTGCTGAAATATTAGGTGAAACTGATGTTGTTAATTTAGCTAAAGGTGGAGATTCAGCTAAATCTATAGCAGATTCTACTATTCATTGGTTAGAAACAAATACAATAAAACCTGAATATGTATTAATAGAATGGAGTTATGCAAATAGAACATCAATTCGATCATCTAAATCATATACAGATTCAATATTTAGAAAAGATAAGCCAAGAGATTCTATACGAGAAAGTCTTAGACATATGACATTTACAAATTGGTATCTTGAACCAGCTGAAGATGGGAATATGAAACAAGCCGCTAGACGTGTTCAACATCTTGGATTAGAATTCCCAAATTGGATGTGGGAATTATCTAATACACTCGACATACATCCATATTATATTAAAACAAATGAAAATGAAGAAGTTCAAAAATTAATAGATGATTTACAAAGATGGATTGTTTATAGAGAAGCTCTTTCAAATCTTCCTACTGCGCCAGATATGATATTTCATGAATGGGCAATGTCACAAAATCATGTTGCTAATTATTGTAAAGCTCATGACATTCCATATTATTGGTGGACCGTAGATAGTTGGTATCAACCAGACTTTAAAGATATATTTTATTTAAAACCTAAACATGGTGAAATGTTTAGTAATTTAGGACATATTCAAATATGGCTTGGTAGACAAGGAATAATTGGTAATGGCGATATGTATGTTAAATTTGAAGATAGAATAAATAATGAATTAGAAAATCCTGAACTTGACCCAGATAATATTGGAAAAAATACATATAATGTGGTAAATCATATGTCAATTCACCCTCTCAATCAATATGGCCAACACTCTGATGCTCATTGGATGGGTGTTCCAGATGAACACTTTGGTGAAGATGGTCATAAATATATAGGTGAAATGATTGCTAAACGTATTTTAACTGGAGAAGAACCTGACCCAAATGCACAAGATAGAGAATTATTAAAAAAGAATTTACTTGCTAGACCAAATTTAAAGTTAACTACAAAATGGAAAGAACTAATGGAGTTTGCTGAAACAGGCACACCTCATACATATGATGCTAATCCTACATATGGACCCGATCACCCAAATTATTTTTATGATTAGCTATGTACTTATTAAATAAACTATGATATAATAGTATCTAAGTTAATAAAGTTGGGCTATATTATGGAAAAAGTGGAGCTATTTAAATCGGATACATTCCCGGAATTTAAATCAGAATTAAAAAAAATACTCGAAAAATTCAGTAAAGAGTCAGGAGTTGATATTGAAATTAAGCGAGGAGCTTATAGAAATACATCAGCAACAATTGAATTATCTGCAGTTATTCACGGGAAACAAACATTTGAATCAGAATATTGTTATCAAATGACTGGCGCAAAAATAGGAGATATTATAAATATACCTCAGCTAGGCAAAGTTAAAATTACAAATTATGTAACTAGACGACCTAAGTACCCAGTGTCAGTGACATGCCTCGGAAATAATAAACAATATAAACTTCAAGCAGGTATGATAGAAGCATATATATAATATAGAATTTAAAGAATTCCTTAAATATTTAAGGATGATGTACCTTCGAAACAAGGCTAAACTATTTTTAAAAACGACATAGGAGAATATATGTTAGATAAAATCACAAGCGGCGTAGCAGCTGCAACGGCTATTGGTATTTCACTAATTAGCTTGGCTATCGTTTTACAGGTAGTCTTTGGCGGTAGTGTACCTTTCCTTGGCGGTGACGTCATTGGTACTATTATCGGCATTGTTCATCAGCTAGGCGACGCTGGTTTAGTTGGTCTAATCGCTGCAGGAATTTTGTGGAGATTGCTGACATCAGATGATGCATAACATTCATTCAAACGTGAAGTGAATAACGACGTAAAGGTGAGGGTAGGAGCAATTAGGACGTGGGTGCAACTCCCGCCTCCTCCACCAAATGTATTTTTGGTAGTATGTCAAATATATTAAATAGAAAATATATTTGATGGGGGAGACAAAGCTTCGACTAGTTAGCAGATCCGCTCAATAACTCGTCAGTCAACAAAGACTTTAAAATGAAAAATTTAATCGGCAATAACGATTACTTGCTAGCTGCTTAAGTTAGCTGGGGTTTTATCCGGGGTTCCTTATTACCCAATACTCCGGTCCTTTTTTTATATACATACCATCATGATTACCTTAACTGACAATGCTGTTGAAAAATTAAATACCTTAATCACAGGTAGTATGCAGCTTAGAGTTTTAGTTAAAGGAACTGGTTGTTCAGGTATGGCATACCATTTAGAATATAATATAATGGAAACTGACCAAGATGATGTCTTTGAGGTTAGAGGTATTCCTGTTGTTATTGATAGGAAAAGCCAAGTATATGTAGAAGGCGCAGAAATAGACCATAGGAAAAAAGGTCTTAACGAAGGCTTTGAATTTTATAATCCAAAAGAAAGAGCAAGGTGTGGCTGTGGGGAAAGTTTTACAGTTTAGGGAGCCATACCAAGATACTATTAGGAATTATATTAATAACATTAACATATGCAATAGGCAATATGTTAAAACAGGTGATGAAGGTTATATGGTTATGAGAGAAAAATACATTAAAGAAGTTGAAAAATTAAAAACATACATTAAAGAGAATGAACCAAAATCATGAAGAAGAGTGTATTTAAAGTAAATACAAAAGGTCATTTAGAAAAAGATTTATTTTTTGATGAAAGTGTTGACATCGCACGATATGATGTAGTTAAGTATCCGTTATTTCAAAAGCTTTACGAAAAAATGTTATCCTTTTATTGGACACCAGACGAGATTGATGTCACAAAAGATAAGATTGATTTTGGTAAGTTAACAAAAAATGAGCAACATATATTTACAGCAAACCTTAAAAGACAAATACTCTTAGACTCAGTACAAGGCAGATCGCCTGACTTAGCATTATTACCCATATCAAGTAATCCTGAATTAGAATTACTTATAGAAACATGGGCATTCTTTGAGACTATTCATTCACGGTCTTATACACATTTAATTAGAAATGTTTATCCTAACCCATCTAAAATATTTGATGAGATAACATCTATACCTCAAATACTTGAATGTGGTAATGATATATCCGAACACTATGATAACCTAATTAATTATAAAGGACCTTATGGGTCATATAAACATAAAAAGCTATTGTATCTCTGTATGGTAAGTATATATATTCTGGAAGGTATAAGATTCTATGTGAGCTTTGCATGTTCATGGGCATTCGCAGAGCTTAAACAAATGGAAGGCAATGCAAAGATTATTAAGTTAATTGCAAGAGATGAGAACTTACATTTATCAGCATCACTTAATATAATTAAGACTTTAATTAAAGATGATAAAGATTTTGAAAAAATTAAAGATGACACATATGACCAAGTAATGAAATTATTTGAGGAAGCATTAGTACAAGAAGAGGGGTGGTGTGACTACCTATTTGGAGCTGGGTCAATGATTGGACTTAATGCTGACCTCCTTAAAGAATATGTACGTTGGATTGGAGCAAAAAGGATTAAGAGTCTTGGTTATACAGTACCATTCCATACACATATGCATAATCCATTACCTTGGACTGAAAAATGGATAAGTGGTGGGAATGTTCAAGTGGCACCACAAGAAACGGAAATAACATCATACGTCGTTGGTGGCGTTAAACAAGATGTCAATAAGAAATCATTCGAGGGATTAAGTTTATGAAAGCAATAGTATGGAGTAAAAATAATTGTATATATTGTGTAAAAGCAAAAGATTATTTAAAGAAAAAGAATATACATGTAGAAGAGAGAAATATTGAATCTGGTGATTGGACAGTGACCCAACTTGAAGAAGCAGTTCCAAATGTAAGAGCGGTGCCACAGATTTTTATCGATAATAAGTATATTGGTAATTATGATAAAATGGTATCGTATATTAATTTAGGAGAATTAAATTTATGATATGTAATGATTGTAATAGTCAACCTTTTGAGGTTATGATTAAAGATGAGATGGGCTTTGCTACTGAAGCTATTGAATTAGATATGCCTGTTAGTAATTGTCCATTTTGTGGGTCAGATATTGAATGGGCTCAACGTGGAGGCTTTGATGCAGAAGAATATGACGGACCCCAATTGGACGTATAATGGAGAAGATTTTACTTCTAGTATGGTCAGGGATTATTATGGTTTTGTGTATCGCATTACCAATCTCATTAACGAATATGACTATATTGGACGAAAGTATTTCAAAACCAAACGTAAGCTTAAACCTTTAATAGGTAGAAAGAATAAAAGACATAAAATAAAAGAAACAGATTGGCAGGATTATTGGGGTTCAAGTAAGAGACTTTTAGAAGATATTGAAAAACATGGAAAACACAATTTTAAACGCGAAATCATATGTCTCTGCGACACCCGCGGTCAAACAAATTATATGGAGGCTAAAATCCAATTTGATGAAGATGTACTGATTAAAGAAAATAATTATAATGGTATTATAGCTATTAAAATAGGTGGCGGTTCTATAAAAGAATTAGCAGAAAACTATGTACAATCAAAGTAAATTATGGTATAATAGAAGTATATGGTATTAGTTGACTTTAATGGTTTAGCAATAGGTTCAATAATGGGTTCTTTAAATAGAGGTGAAGGACTCTCTGAAAGTTTAGTTAAACATATTATTCTGAATAACCTAAGGTTATATAGGAAAAAATATTCTGAAAGTAAATATGGCAAAATAGTAATATGTTGTGATAGTCCATCTTGGCGTAGAGATGTATACCCAGAATATAAAGCAAATAGAGTAACTGGTAGAGAAAAAGACAAACATAATTGGGGTGAGATTTTTGATTTAATTGACTCAACATTAAATGATATACGAAATAATTTTCCATACGCAGTTATTAAAATAGATAAAGCCGAAGCAGATGATATTATTGGAGCTTTAACTATACATAAATCAATACCTCTCATAGGAGAGGATGTGGTGATTATATCCGCAGACAAAGATTTTATTCAATTACAAAAACATGGCCACGTTATTCAGTGGTCACCAATGTTTAATAAAATCGTAAAGGATAATAATCCAATAAAGTATTTATTTGAGCATCTATGTAAAGGTGACTCAGGCGATGGTGTTCCTAACGTATTAAGTCCAGACGATTGTTTGGTAAATCACGTTAGACAAAGTCCTATGACTAAAAAGAAAATAGGCGAATGGTGGGATAATAAAGATAGACTTAAAGAAGTTATGCCACAAGAGGTATTTAGAAATTACATACGTAATAGAGAAATGATAGACTTAGATAGAACACCTGAGTCTATTAAAAAAGAATCTATTGACCAATATGAAAATTACAAATATCCAAAACGAAGTAATATTTTAACTTATTTAATAGAGAATAGAATGAAGATGTTAATTGAAAATGCTGGAGAATTTTAATGGAAATACATGAAGTTTTTACAGACTTGGGAAGAAAAAATGATGGAGAAAGTAGAGCTAAGGTTTTATTAGATAATGATAGCTTAGCATTAAGAACTCTTATGCGTTTAAATTTTGATAAAACTAT